CCAGCAAACTTCCTTAGTACCCGAACACCTTGCAATGTTGTCGAAGTAGCAAACGCTCCAGGACCACCGTATTTGATAATCGCAGGTCCGATGTTACCAATATAGAGTGTCCCACCTACAGAGGCAATAGATGCCTTGTTTGGGAGTATGGTGGAAAGCACAGTGCCGCTACCTGTTCCATCATCGCCACCAGTTAAATGTGTGAGTGCTCGACAAGAAAAGTAATAATATGAAGCGTCAGAACCAGTGATTGCAGAAAGATCTTGAACTGTAATACTATTACCAATTACACCCGCTGTTATGGCAGTAAGAGTCAGAGAACTTGCACTGATATTGACTGTCGCAGTCACATTCTGATCTTGCGGATAGGTGGACAATCCGTTTATATCTGCCGCCATCGCATCAAGAATAATCACAGGACTTGAGGTTAGCGTATTTAGCGGCACTGGTCTTAATAAAGCGTAAGCATTTGTTTGAAAACCTACAACAGTAGAACCAGACACGTTTGTAGTATTCAAACTACCAAAACCATCTGAAGCCAAACCAGAGTCTATTATCTGCACTCCTGTAATTGAACCACCAGCTCCTACGGCTGTTATTAGAACTTTTGCAGTTCCTTGTTTGACAGCTACAGGAGGATTTGAAATAAATTCTAGTACATTAAGCCTAGCCGCCTTGACCTGACTTGCCGTAGCTGCTGTATAACATTCATCAAGATAATACACTTGACCAACAGAGTAGTTAACTCCTCCTACGTTTGGATAAGAAGAAGAGGTAGCAGTAGCTACTGCGATTTCTGCAAGTGTTCCTGTTATTGAAGTGTAAGCCCAACCTGAAGTATATTGAAAGACTCCATCACTATCATATGCGAGTACACCAATTATTGCGCCTGAACCTGGAAGTGTTGGAGTTACTGGAGTAGCTCCATTACTTTGTACTGTATATGTGCTATTACCTCCCGGACCCGCAATCTGTAGAACTACATCACTAGGTTGTGAAAATGCGAGAGTTGCTGTACCTAGTGAGTATCCCCAGCCAGCTGTAGAAATCACATTAGATGTGATCGCTGCATGATTACCAGTACTATCATTAGCTGCTACGTAAGTAGCAGTATAAGAATCTGGAACGATTGAAACCGTAAGAATCGCACCTGTAAGAGGATTTACAGTTTCTATGACAACTTGTGCCGTGATATTTGCAGGATCGGTTCCTTGTACCACCCAATACTTATCACCTACTACATAATTAGTTCCACCATTACCCAAAGAAATAGTGACCGTACTAAGAATGCCATTTAAGTAAAAATAAGCTCCCACATCTATACCCCCATAACCCACGGAAGTGACGGCTGAGATAGTAAGCGTCGCTCCAGCTCCAAGTCCTCCGCCGCCAGCAATCGTCTGTAAATCGACTGTCACAGAGGCCGCAATAGCAGGTGTGGCGCTGTTATAAAGAGTGTAGTTAAGCGTATCATTCCAATACGTCGAAGGATATGACGGACTCCACGCGGTCATGTAAAATGAGTACTCAACCCCAGAAGGAGTCGCCGGTGGCCCTACTGTCGCCGCAATCGCTGTAGCGATATAGCCTAGTGCATAGTTTAGGGTACCGTATTTCGTGCTGTAGAAATTTCCAAATCCAATTAGCAAGACACCCGCTGTACCACCCCAAAGCGGTGGTGTATCGGCAGGAGCCATCGTAACTGCTACCAACTTTCCATCAATTACCAAAAACCCATCGCAATTTGTAAAACACCTTGGGTCAATATAAGCTGGCGGCGCAGACGTATCCACGCCGCCGAAGGGAGCTTCTTTTCCACCGTAGGTAATTTCAAGCCCGATATTACCATTCGATAGTTCTGTTGTCTTGATAGCGCCCATTGCTTACTCCTACTTAGTTGCCAAGAACAAGTCAACTTCTCCAGTGAAAGTACCACTAAACGTAAGCGGTCCAGAGAGCCAACCCATTTCGTAGAATGTTACCTGCGTGTCTACTCCAGACGAGGTAAAGGTAAAAGCTCTACCTGCTACGTCTGTAATGATGAACGTCTGTCCGGCAGCCGTCATACCAGTCCACGAACCGCCTTTGACTTTCACATTCGCTGCGCCGAAAGGAGTAGTTCCGCCAGTTGTGATCTTCCAGATACGCCCTGAGAAATCGTTCGCCATCTCGGTACTCCTTTCTTAGTTGAAGTTGTAGTGACAATGGAACACGACACCGTAGAAGATAGCAGAGCCGCCGGCTGGAGTAGTCAGGTTAAGATTTAACAAAATCTCCGCATCTGCTGACGTAATCATCGCAGGAGTTGTAACCGGCACGTTTGTTACATAAGGTTGCGCTTGTACTGCGGTTGGAAGACCATTAGCTCCAAGAGCAATCAAGTTTGTAACCGCCGGTGCGGTATTATTTACAAACACTGTCTTCGTCAATCCAACAGTGGCAGTTGTAAGAGGCGCACCAGTGACAGTATAGATGACATCCATGCTATCAATCTGCATACCCTTCGGAACCGGTCCACGTTGCATATTTCCAAGCGTTGCCAAGTTAGCAGCAAGAATCGGCGGAATCCCTGGCGGTAGAGCCAGTGGACCGCTGGTATTTGCTACAGTCGTAGGCCCAGCAACTCCTGCGGCTGTACCAAACTGCTCCTGGTCATACGAAGACGCATACACACCAGTACGTAGCCAAGGCTCGACATTCGAGAACAACGTAGCAGCAAGTGAAGCTGCTAGTGTCTGACTAGCAAGTCCAGCACCCTGCGTCGCGTTCACAACATGTGCTGACGTGTCAATAAAATCATCGAAACCTAGAAAAAACTGAAGGTCTGGATAGGACGTGTTTCCTTCAAACCTTCCTTCAGAAATACTCATAACATCTCCTTTTCCAGCGCCTTCGCGCTCTTAAACTAGGAAATCCTCTACTTCTTCGGCAAAGTCTGGATTACGAAGTTTTTCTACCGGAGCAAATTCTTCTTTTCCATCGGTGAGTACCTGTGCTATCTTAATGTCCCTCTCACCAAGCAATCCCGGAGTACCGTTAGAATCTTGGCACTTCGAACAAAGAAGAAGTCCACGTTCCCATTTCATTAGTGCGATCTTAGTTTTACTATCACACCGATCACAGTAATGCCACGGACCTGCAAGATGTGTGTGGCGTAATCCGGTCTGTGCAAAGAAGCTCATTTTGAATCCTCAGAGTAGGTAGGGGGCGGGAGCAGGATCGCGCCCCCCATCTACTATCACAACGATATTCTGTTGTGAATCTTTTACGGCCCCTGTGTGCCCCATACTCCCTGCCACCGCGGGCACCAAGCAGCAACACGCATACGAGTCTTCTGCTTGATAGCATCAGTGTCGAAGTCATCGTCAAAATCCGTTGTAGGAGCTTCACGATTGATCACTTGCAGGGCGTGGTCTGCTTTTTCTGCAACCAAGAACCAAGCAGACGGCGAATTAAGCCAAGGAACTTCGAGATTCTTGTAATCTTCAGGCAACAGAGAATTGATCGTGTTATCCCCTGTGTAAGGCTTGCCCGGAGAACCGAGAATCTCCCGAACCAAGAACCGAAGCTCAGGAGGAGTAATGAGACTTGCCCACTTGAGCCGAATCGGGAAGCCCATGTTATCTACCATGCGACCAGCATGATTGGTAGCAAGCTGTAGACCAGCTACTGAAAAATCCACATCTACAGGAGGTCGGTTAGGATAGGTTCCCGGCGCAGAGATAACGCCAGCCAATCCTGGACCAATCGCTGTAGCCTGTGCGCCACCGAGCAGAGCATGAGTATTGTAGAAGAGAGGATTGCCGTCGAATGTGGTAACCGAGGACGTGAATCCCTGATTAAACACATTCCATGCAATCATCTCTTTGGTAAACGCTGCAGATCGTGCCAGCAACGTCGGACCTTTCTTCCCGACAAGGCCATACTTGTCATCGTCATACAGTTCCTTGGAAGTCCTGATACCAAGGGAGTATGTCAGAGGCTCGACTCTCTTAGAAGCACCTTGCTTCATTTCCGTATAAGAAGTCGAGGTATTCTCAGGCTTCTCAAGCAGAACCGAGATGCCTGCCATCTCAAGCTCTTGCTCGTACTCAGAGTCAGAATCTACCTCGTGAAACACCTTGGGATAGTCTGACGCTTTCAACTGATTGTCAAGGCAATCGAAGTAAATCTTCTTAAGCCCCGGCTGCATCAGTTGTGCGAATTTTGCTCTTACTTGAGGCATAGAAATCTCCTTCGATTAAGCTACTTGAATCGCTGCGGTTAGGAAGACAAAGTTGACAAGAGAGTTGAGTCCCGGTCCCATCGGAAGACCAACGACCTGCACGACAGCAGAACCGCCAGTCTTGCCACCGTCAACATACCAGTAGCCATTGGCATCCTTGGTCATACCAAGAATAGCACCAACAGTAGCCTGTGTGGTAGTCCAGTTAGCGGTCACAGTGCCAGTGGAGTTGTCATACAGAGCCTGGAAGATGTTATCCTGATTCGGCTCCATATACAAAGTACGTCCGTCAGTAACCGGCGTACCAAGTGCGATATTCACACCCAGAGGCTGATTGACCACACTACCCCAGGTTTGAATTGCTATGTTTCCGGTAACTCCACCAAACGGCGCTACAGGAGCACCAAGACCTGCGCTGCCAAGGTTAGCACCAAAGGATTCCGAAACTCCTAGAATCCCAGCCGCCACTGTCGTACCATCCCAAGCTTGTACGAATCCTGCGCCGTTCAACTGCACAGGAGTTCCTGACAAGAAAGTTTGTCCCGCTGCTTCGGGTTGAGAGCTGGTATACGGCGTAGTACCCGCCTTCTCCAGCACTTGTAGAATCGGCAGATGTGTAGTAAGATTTGCCGCTGCCATATGCTCTCCTCATTTGCTGTTAGGACGATGCCTGCTACACCGTAGGGTTAAAGTTAAGCTGCTGGATCGTAGAATGAACCTACTTCTGGATTCATAGGAACTTCCTGAAGATCGAAAGTTCCTGAAACCCTCGCCGCCGGCGGTCTACGATTATTTCCAAGTTGACGTTGTGAGAGCTCTAATCCTGCACGACGTTTGCCGTAGAGAATACGCTTGTGAACACGCAAAGCAATAACATCCACATAGCAATAGTGCTTGTCCGAATCGAACACCAGAGGAAGTTTGAAATTAGGATGTACGTGCTCTGCTATCAGAAACTCGTACCCTTCCGCCATGAGCTGTCCAATCCTTCTTTGATCCTTCGAGGCCCATACAACCTCGTACTCAGGATCTTTCAACTTGATATTCATATAATCAGGCACTTCGTGCTCGACTGTAGGGATATAAGTTGAAGCCTTGTACGCATCCTGCTCAGTCATAGTAGCCCAATTCGGCTCCTTTGGCTGCGCTGCTTCGATGCGCTCTTGTTTTCCTTTGGCGAGAACACGCTTGATAGCTTCTTCAAGCGCCGCCGCAGAAACAGGAGAACCATTCAATGCTGCCGCTACGTCTTTGTGATTGATCTCAGGCATAACCGATTCCTTCCTTATCTAAAATTTCAGCGTAAGCCTTCGGCGTAAACCCAAGATGCTTCGCAGCACGTCTGACGTTTTCGTCTGCCTCCAACGTAGCGAGACGATTCTTGTTATCATCTGCTACAGCAGTGCTACCAGCAGAACCTGAACTTGTACCACGACCGCCTTCTGAACTGGCGAAACGACTCTTGAGTTTACCTTCCACAAGTTCTGGTGTATGCTTACCCAAAATCGTGTGATAGCAGTTCTCGACATTCTGCGCGTTGTTTTTAAACGCCACTGGCTGATTCTCAAGAAGCGCATCGACTTCTTTCTTGATGTCACCAGAGTAATAAGGATACTTCTCAGCATCCTCGAAAACTTCACGCTTGATCCGATCCGCACGAAGCAGCAACACTTCGTTTGTGACCGGCTGACTAGCAAGAGCAACGGCTTCTCTAGTCTTACCTTCGAGCATGAGCGCCTCGATACGTTCTTCAAGCTCGGACTGAGACTCAGTAGAAGTCTTCGCCGCTGCTGCACGAGTAGTTGCTGCATCCTTGGCTGTCTGCGTTTCCACAAACTTGTTAATCCCCTCTAGTGACTTGAGAATCTCAGTCACCTTCGGAGTGAGATCAGCCGCCGCGTTAGCGCCAGCTTCGATCTTAGTAGTCAACTCATCAGGAAGAGCGAACTCCTCAACTCCATCATCCTTAACCTTTTTCTGCCATGAAAACAGTGCCATTAGACTTCGCCTCCTTCTTGTGAGCGCTTCATTTTCAATGTTTGAACTTCTTGATGGTTCAGTTGCTCTTCGAGAGCTCTCAATCTTTGTGGCAACTCAAGAAGTATCTCAGTCACTCTTAGCTGTGTACTAACTCTGGCTGAGATCGCTTTCACAGTATCAGCGCTTTCCTTAGTCGTATCATACCTCGCCCAAGAAAGAGCCTCCTCTTTAAGACTGTTCAACAACCCCATCACCGGCTGGAACTCCTCCTTGAGCCATAGCTCCTGAAGAGCCACTCGGTATGGAATTAGATCCTCGATTTTGTTGATTTCCATTTCCTGCTCCTGCTTGCGGCTGCATCTGCTGCACCGCGGCTTCGATAATCTTTGACACGTCAGGTAGCAACGCGTCTGGATTATCACGGTTAAAGTTACGCGCCAAGGTCATAGCTGATACTCTTGTCGCAAGAAGCATTTCCAAGTAATACTGTTTCAAATCTGGTGAAATGCCCGGAGAATTGATCGCTTGAATAATCTGTGCTTGACTCTGATAGTAACGATCAAACCTATCTGAAATAAGAATGTCGTTTTGCTTTTCGAGTTCTTTATTAGCAGACGCCGAGGCTGGACGAAGACGCAGACCTAGTGTACCATCGCGGTAGAGATCAAGCGCCTTCTTCAGCTTCTCAGCATCGCTACCATATTTCTTGAGCTTTTCTCCAATGCCAAAATTTGAGTACATTGTGAGAAACTTACAACCTAACTTCACATGAGCAGAACGCATATCTCCAGTACGAAGATTGTTCCTGTTATTCTGCTGCGCCATGACCATAGAAGTACCAGCGGCGCTGTAGATGCCGCGCTTCTGGTTTACAATCCCACCACCCGTACCACCAGAAGCCGGATCAACACCAGTACGCTCCTTGGCTATTGCCATGTGGAACTGATCTGGACCATCGCTATAACCCATGTCAGCGCCGGCTTTGATATGTTCGATCTCATCCTTACGACCCGGCAACACAACACCAGGAAACACATCTAGCATAGAACCAAGCTTCGATTCAGGATCAGCGCGCCACACACCCAGCATCGCCATGTTACGATTATTTGTACGCCAGTTGTTATTGTTTGACAATTCCTTCTGAATCATGTGAATCATCTCAGCAAAACCTGTGCCAAGATAAGATTCATCATCGTAGGCTAATTTCATGTCCTGATATGGAAGCATGTTCTTAGGATAGTTATTAAAAGCTATCCACAGAATCTTCTCTGTACGTTTGTGATACTTTGCCTGGAAAGAATACTCCTTGCCGCTGAGATAGTATGTGAAGAACACTGTGTAGATGTACCACCGTGCTGCACCAGTGTCTACACCAGAAGAATCAATCGAAAACTGCTCATTGATCTCCCTTTCCATCTCTGTTTCTTGAACAGCGTCAGGACTACTAAGCAACTTCTCAATGTCTGACTGTTTGTAGTAAGGACTCTTTGCTTTAAGATCCTGCACCGCCCACATATCGAGTGGATCAATATGTCCAAAGAGCTTCATATTCTCAAGCTTTGGCACTGAAGGATCAAAAATAAATCTGTTAAGCGGCAATAACTCAGGATGAGGACCGTCACGCTTAGTAATGATGCGATCTTCTGAAACCACTGGACCATCCTCTGCCGAGGTTCCACCAGATTTATATTCACGCACTACCTGTGTCTCGTACTCATAAGGTGTGTAAATGATTCCTGTGCCGTACTTGATTGCACTGTGAAAGGCGCTCTGTTCTACTCTGTATAAGTCAAGCTCATCTGGCGCATAGGCCATGTCCATCAAGAAGTTTTGAACAACCTGCTTCAGCTCTTCTCCATCTTTCTTCGGCAATCCTCCACTCATTGTCGCCGCCCAGAGTGGATCATACATATAGATTCCACCCATAATGCGAGCAAGAAGCTCATCTGAGGCAGTGCCAATGATAGGAATTACTAAGTTTGCTGCGCCAGGCCAAGGCCAGTCGGCTTCTTTATTCTTCGGGCGAGCCTTGTACAACCGCACATATTCAGGCAATTTCTCGGTTCTGAAAGTCTGAAGTCTCCGATCAAGGTGTGCAACCTTGTCCTTGATGAAATCACAAATCTCATTGAAGTTATCTTCTCCAATGAGCTTCGGCGTTACTTCAGTAGGCGGCTGATATGGCATTAGAGAATCCCTGTATTCGCTGTGTTTGGAGTGTTAACTGGCTTAGACACTGTGTCAATCTGACCAGTAGAATTCTGTGTCGTGAGTACTGGCATGGGCATTGTGGAACTGAAACTCTTGAAATCCGCCGTCAGCAGACTCAGGAACTTATAAACGAATGTGTAACCTACACTGCCATTTGGTACAGGTAAAGCCTGTACCAAAGCCGAGGCGACAGAGTTTACAACGTAGAACAAAAGAACCAACTGTAACGGCACTGGAATGTTCATCTTGCCTCCTGTGCTCTTGCTTTGTCATAAGTTGCTTTTGCAGCGGCGTAACCTTCTTGAAAAGCTTTCAACACTGCAATCGCGACAGCGTGTGCAGTAATGTCTTTAGTATGTTCTTCAAGTTGCTTGTCGTGTTCTGCTAAGTGAGTAGAATGATTGCTCTGATTAGAATACAAAACGCCTGCAAAAAAGATGCAAGTGATGATACTCACGATTGTCGGTCCCCACGCTGCCCAATCCATAGATTGTTCCCCTTACGCTGCTGCCGCTGCCATACGTCTTACAAACTGTGCCCGTTGTTTGAGCATGAATTCATCAACATGCTCCTGAGAAATTTTGTCAAACTTCCAGATCTGTGGACCGTAGGATAGGACATCAAGCAAATCAATCAGACTCTTACGCTGACCATACTGTTCTGCTTCTTCTTTGAACTCAGCACAATTATTCGCATCTAGCCAGAGTTCATGCCGTTCCACGAGAGGAATGAAATTCTCAATTCGTTCAGCTTTAGCGTTAGCATTCTGAGGAGTTTTGAGCGGAAGAAATTGAATACCACTAAGCTCTGGATGTGAGTGCTTGTGCTCTTCGACAAAGTAATTCAGATGATAGAGCAAGTACTTCTGTGCTGCCACAGCTTCAACATAGACAACGCGGAGCTTCCACTTCACAGCAAGAAAGAAAATCTGCTTGACAAAATCATCTATAGGACAAGCCTTTGCCCATTGGTCGAGCAGGTATATTCTACGTGGGTCACGCTCCACGCCAGTCACCGTAATAGCATGACGGCACCGACCGTCTTTGCCGACTTCTTGACCTAAGTGCGAGCCACCATGATTCGGATCAACTGTCATGTACCGATCAAGATTCCGTGGGAAGACATCTTTTTCTACATCGCCGGCTGCTACATGATGACGGATGACAATGCGATACTGCTGAGGATGCGAGGTCTCGAAGTATCTGCTAAGTGTCGGAGACTCTTTTGGAATCGCTAATGCGCCAGTTACTTTCTCAAAATTGAAGTACCGAAAATCTGCCATGTTAAATTTGGCTTTAGACGGATCAATAGGATAGTTGAGGAATTGACAAGAAAAATGGTACGAACCTAGACGCTTCTTCCACCTGAGTAGCTTTTCTTTCGTGAATGCCTCTGGAAATATAGGGCTCCCAAAGGGATGGAGACTACAACACCCACCCAAAGCAGAGTGAGTAGTCCAGCTAAAATAAGGCTCTTCTTGTCGAATGTGTGAGTTAAGATCGTCATGCGACCACCTATTTCCAACAACTATCTCGTCGAAATCTCTTCCAGGATTATTCGGGTCTGAGTCAGTTGCTCCGACAAGAATCTGGTGGTAGTCGATTGTATCTGCCATGACGACTGAGCTTTTACGGGCTTCACGCCCAACAAGGTCATCCTCGACAACCACATTATAATGTCGGCTCTGTAGCGCCGCTCCGACTCCGATAAGATCGAAAGTACCTTCTCCTTGTCCTCGACCACTCGCAGTACGACGCTGGTGCAAGCTCTCATTTGTCCACGTCTCCTTTGATGTAGGCATTATCTCAGGAAAAAGGTGATTAAAGAATGAATTATTTTCATAGTGATTCGAGATTCTGCTGCCTAACTTGATCGCATTGGTAATGGTCTCACTGACCAATAGAATGCGTATGTCTTGGCTGTGAATTCTGTGCATCCACTCGATATAGAGATCAGTATAGCCAACACTCGTAAAGAAATCTTCTTCTCGTTTGCCAAAAGGTAAAGCACGCCAAATAGGAAAACACTCACTATAGACTGTGCTTTTGAAATGATCACGGGGAATTTCGATTCCTTCTTTGAGACCGTCTTTCATTACTGTAAGGCACATCTGGTAATGTAAGTTTGAGGCTTTATCAGGATTTTTGGAAAAGCGATTCTTGCCCATTACGACAGTGCTAAAGTAGTACAAGTCCATTAAAGAATTAGCGCGATAAACCTGCTTCTTCTCCGCTGGCGTCTTGCATAAGTCTGTAGGAATGAGATTATAACCTAAAACAGTAGAACGAGGTACGAAAGTATCCCCAGTCTCTCCTACTTCGAGAACCCGGAGTACATCTCGTACCTTCTGTTCTATCTCGCGCTGGCTCAAGAAAACTCCTAATTGGGAATCAGGCCACAGGCGGCGTCACAGTAGTTGCAATGATCTCCGCAATTTCCTCAGCCAGACCATTGATAATCGTAGAGGCAGGAATGAACAAAGGTTTCTTCAAGCACTGAACCTGAAGTGTCTTTGTTGCAGGGTTGTAGTTGTAAGTGAAAACGAACGAACCATGAGTAACTGTCACAATTTCGTTTGCTGTCGCAGTAACATCCTGGCCAGTATCTGCTTTAATCTTAGCAACCAAAGCATCAAACATTGGCTCGGTGACGTTGGTGAATGTTTGCATTTGAAGAGCCATGTGTTTCTCCTTAGAGCAATGCGCCAGTAGAAACTTGAGCTTTAACAGAAGGCGCCATCGTAGGCGCTATGGTACCTGCCGTACCTGTCGTGGCGGTGGTTGTAGAACCTGCACCAAGAGCGTTCAAAAATGCCACCAGCGCATTGTTTGCGTTTTGCAACTCAACTCCCGTAGGAATCGGAAGTCCCTGTGCCGTGGCAAAAGCAATAACCTGAGGCGCTACGGTATTGAGCACCATTGCAGATTTCTGCGCTCCGCCTGTAGCGTTAGCTGCGGCTGCTGTAGCAAGAGCTTGAGCCTTAAAAATCTCCTGCAACCAAGTGTTCGTGAGGTTAACAACTCCGTCAAGAGCAGGGTCTACGGCTTCTACAAAACCCTCTCCTGTACTCAAAACAGCCTGTCCTCTTGGAGAACCAAGCCATCCAAAGACTTTCTTCACATCGTTACCTAGTGTGCTAAGCCAACTCATTTTGCTGCTCCTTAATCAATGTTCGTTGTCATACACTCTGCCCAGTACATCCACTCAAAGCAGAGGTCACAAGGGTTAAGTCTCATGCTAGTTCACCGTCCCATCTGTAGGCAGTGAGTCTAGCAATGCTGCATCAAGCTCAAGTTGTGCCAACGCTGCTTCTTGATCCACGGCGCTGAGAGTGTGCGAGTTTGAGAACTCCTTATTCGCCAGCACTGCGGCAAAAGTATGTTCTCCATGTGTCGGCGGCGCTGCGCTACGAATAGCGTTTATGATACTCCGTGACGCTTCGTCTGCCTTCTCAAAATCAAACATATCAACAGGTTTGATTTCGGTCTTAGATATTTTGGCGAACTGACCCTCGCGATCAAGGATGTCTTGAGCCAAAGCAACTTTGTGCTTGCGCTCTGCTAGAGTGGTTCCTGACGACTGGATCTCGTTCGCCAAAACTTGAAGCGCCGCGGGAAGCATCTGAGTGAGCATCTCACGGCGCTGAGACTTAATCATGTCTAGATTTGAGTCCATGTCTACGATAATGCCGTGAGTGATCTTGATACGAGCATTGAGGTAGTCAGGAGATTTCTTAATATAGCGTAAGCGTGGGACAGAAACGCAAAGCATCGAAGCTATAGCACCTTCGCCAAAACCAGCGGCTTCCAAGCGTACAATCTTCTCAAGGCGCTGTAGCTTTTTGAAAGCGTTCTTCGGCGCTGGCTTAGAACCAAGACGCCCGCTCTTGGGATTGATTGAGCCACCATAGTGCAAGTGTCCGAAATTTGCTGAGGATGCCATAGTTTACGCGTTTTCACTTTCTTGTGTTCGCGGCGCTGTGAGATTGTACCGCTCAAAATGTGCATATAGCGCACGTCTCAAAGGACTAGGATCACCCTGCCACTGGCGCTCGGTTTCAGCTACTGCCTCACGAAACAATGACACAGTAGATGAGTTTTCTACTGCCTGCGCATTTTGTTGCTTCGGGTCCATGCTTTAAGTCTACCACGTCTGCAACGGCGCCGTCAAGTGTATGCAGGATATTTCACGGCCAAAAAATGCACCCGCGCACATTTCTTCGGCGCATACAGCCCAAGAACGTGCGCGTGTAGCGCGGGCACTAGTCCATGCTCATACTCGTAGTACAAGAACATGTTACATGTACACATGTACACATGTACTACATCTGCTGCTCTAGATTATTGCCACATACACTACGATCCTACCGAGTGTGAAATTTCTAAAAAATTTAGTAGAAGAGTCCCCCCACTTCATGCGCGAGAAAGAATTTTTTGAGGCGGAGAGCCTTGTGTTTACTAGTTAATCAATAGTAATTAAGTGGTAACGAGTAACACTGAAAGGTAGTAGAGAAGCCTTGTGTTTACTAAAGAGTAAACACTATGGATAGTGGTAGGAATGGTATACATCTGTATACAGTGAGAGTACAACAGGTTACACCAGTGTATACAGCAGGCTACAGGTTACTACATGATAAACACTATAGGTTGTGGAGTTACTGATAAGTAAACACTACAAGTTGTGGTCACTGTCTGGTAGTTTGGCAGAGTGATTGCAACTATAAGGGCAGTAAGGCAAACCGAACATCCTACCGATGGAATGTAGGGACAGCGAGAGGCACTTACAAAGGCTCAGGCCACTGTACCATTAGGCTATACTTTGACAACTGAAAGACAAGCACAGTAGAGACGAATACGTGTAACGCGTATGTGTGGTGACACTCGGTACTCTGAGACTGTGCGCACAGTGTAGTATGCTGTGCTCAGGTCATGTACAATCGTGGCCTGAGCACAGCGTAT